CCGAAATCAGGTGTGTAAGAAAAGGTAGCCATTAGCCAAGCAAGCCTCCAGGACGCTTCTGACGAATCAGTTCGGCGCGTACAGCAGCGCCAAGTGCTTCACCAAGTTTATTGGCATTAGGTTGATCGCCCTGCACTTGAGTACCAGCAGCGTCAACGTTCACCACGATGTTGCCAACATCGCCGCCATTCTTCATGGTGACTGGAATGCTCCGCCCATCAGGCAACGGCACATAAGCTTCAGGACGGCTTCCTTCCCCAAACATGGCCAACTGAGGACTGGTTGCAATGCCACCGCTTGCGTAGCGCTTCAAGGGCATGGAACCGTTGGCGGTCATAATGCCGCCATTAGCAAAGCCAAGGAATTTGCCAAATGCACTGCCGCCGGGAACAATTGCCTTCAATGCTTGGAACATTGCAAATTTGATCAGAAGGCGGCTAAGATCATTCAGCACTGAACGGGCAAAATCTGCAAATTGCATCTTGCCTGTCTGCACAAAGTCAGCCAACTGATCGCCAAGACCCAAGAAAGCGTTGCCAAGGGTGCTTCCAAGGTTTGCAGCCAAATTGCCGCTTTCTTTGACAACATCAGCGAATGATTTGGCAACGTTATTGCCAAAATTTTTGGCGGCATTGGCATTATCTTCAAACTGTTTGCGCATTGCCTTTAATGCTTCTTGTATTTCTGGATCTGAAAGCTTTCCTTTAAGCTGATCAGCCAAATCAGCCAATGCACGATTAATTTCAAAACGCTTTCGATCTTCTTCTGTTACAAGGATGTTTTGCTGCTGAAGATCCTCCATTGCCCTGTTCAAAATCAGTCGAGCAGCCGTTTCTTCCTCAAGAACTTTTTTGCTAATTTCGCCTTCTTGCTGCTGCAGCTTTAAGAATGCAGTTTGACGATTTAGACGTTCAGTTTCAATCGTTTCAGCGGCAACGTCATAGCGGCTATTCCACTCTCTGACTGACATGCCCTGCTTAAGCAATTCAGCTTTGTTTTCAGTCAGGTCAGTAACTTTCTGCTCAGCAGCTTGAATCTTTGTGCTTTGCTGCAGGATATTTCCAATCAAAGGCAACACTGCCGCATCATATTGATTGCCTTTGTTTTTAGCTTCAGTAATCAATTCCTGAACGCGCAACTGCTTTTGCGCCAGTTCAAAACCGAGTTCAGATCTTGCCTCAAGATCGGCAAGACGTTGGACAGGAATTTTGCGTCCCTTGGTTGTCTTGCTATCAGATTTTGGCGGATTAAAAACTGTGCTTTTAGTTGGCGCAGTAATAGCAGGCTGCATCACGCCCGCTTCGTACGCTTTACTACGCAACTTATCGAGAACACCTTGTTGATATAACTGTTCTTCAATACCTCTTCTTTCAAATACTCTTCCAAGACCCGGCGCCCTTAATTCTGCAATTTGTTTTGCCGTGGCTCGAATATCCTCTTTTTCTTTCTGCGATACCTTCAAACCCATTGACATCAATTGGGCAGCTTGAAGGAACTTGGTGACCATCGTCGCCAAGCCGGTAATGGTTTCATCAATGCCCTGCTTGACAGGCTTAAAGAAATCACCAAACGCTTGGGTCATTCCATCTAAAGCCACCTTCATTCGCGCTGCCGAGTCTTCACTTGACTTGGCCATTTGTTCAGCACTGCCGGAATATCTCTTGCTCAACTCAACCGCAAACTTCATCAAATCATTGAGGCCAATTGTTCCCTGTTCAAGATCCTTGGCCAACTGCGGCAATGTGCGACCAGTTGCCTCAGCAAACAAGGTGACGGCACCCGGTAAACGTTCGCCCAACTGACCCTGAAGTTCTTCAGCGCTAACCTTGCCTTTGCTGAAGACCTGTGACATGGCGATGAGAGCGCCTTGCACATCTTCGGCACTGCCACCAGTCGCTTTAATTGCGCTGGTGATGCCACGGAATACGATCTCAGAGTCACTGACATTCCCACCTGCGCCAACAACTGCGGCAGTCAGTCGAGTGAAGTTTTGAGTTGCTTCAAGAATTGGGACGTTTAACTGCGTCGAAACATTGTTGATTACTTGTTGAGCACGGGCAAAGTCATCGCTGTTTTTAACAACACTTTCAAGTGCAATATTTAAACGAGCAATTGTTTGAGAATATTCGGCTGCGCCCATTGCAGCTTTTCTTAACTGCGCAACTTGAGCACCAATTGCAGCGCCAGCAAACGCACCCTGAGGACCAAAGAATGCTCCAATGCCAGCGCCAGCTAATGCTTCAGGACCGCCAAAAAAACCAGCACTCGCAACGGCGCCAAGGCTAGCCAGACCACCACCACGACCAGCAGTTTGAGTCTTGCCCAACTCACGATTGAGTTCCTTGATTCGTTGTGTCGCATTTCGATATTCAATACTTCCAATACGAGCAGAATTTCTAACTGCCTCAAATGCCTGCTTCTGCAGACGCAAATTATTGATTGAATTGCCAGTAACTTGGCTTAATTCTTTGATCTTTGAATTGACAAAATTGAGATCATTGCCTGCATTTTTTGCTTCCCTATCAATGCCACGTATGGCCGTCTTCAGTTGGTTCAGTCCCTGAAGACCTTCAATCTCCGCCCTGATCTTGACAATGGTCGCGCTGTTGTCGACTGCCATTAGCTTGCTCGTTTGCTGTTGAGGATGGCCAGGGCGGCACCTTCCATCACCTGTACGCCTTCAAAGATGGCAACAGGATCCTTGACTGAATACAGCTTACAGAGCCATTCCAAACTCGGGTAGTTCAAGCCAGTCAGGCCGCTCATGCTTGTGTTCCATTGCGTGCTCATACGGAGGAACATCACAACAATCTCCCAATTCTCTTCCCACACCTCAAAATCCTTTTGCACCGCTTCAAGCCGTGCAGCAGCAATCTGCTCTGAACTTGCGCCCAAAGCCTTGAGATCGTTCTCCCGCTCGTCAACTACGCCGCCTCGGACCCAGTATTCAGCGGCGCGTTTTAGTTTTTTGCGGACGCTCCGGTGACGCTGTCAGCGTATGCCTGAATGATCGCCTTCATGACATACGGATCGTCACACAGTTCCTTCTTGGTTTTCTGCGTGAACGGAACGTCCTTACCAGCTTCGTCAGTAATGCCATCCCAACCTTCAAGGATCCCGTCAACAAGAGCGTCATCACCCTTGTCAACGAGATCGTTAAAGGCGGAGCGACTCATCTTCTTGAAGATTGCGTCAAACGTTTGAGTTTCAAACTTGCCGCCGTCCACAGGTATCTCTACCTTGACCGGCCACTTGTAAGACGCAACCTTCTTGAGGACAAATGCCATTAGGAATCAGGTGAACTGCAGGCTGAGTTCGTCGTTGCCGCTCGTCGTTGGCAAAGCCAAGTAGGGCATCGAAAGCGAAATCACGCCGTTGGTATCGCCGTAGGATACTCCAGTAACATCAGTCTGGGCAGCCGTCAGGGTGACAATGTTGCCTGCAGTTGCTCCGAGCACAAGGCTGGTCGAAGCGGTCGAGACACCAACTGCATCAGCGAAGTAATCAGTGGTGCCGACTGCAGGAGCCTCGATCACAGCAGTGCCGCCGGGAGCACGATTGGTGATCAGCACTTCCTTGTTGGAAGCGGTCTCCTTGTAAATCAGTTCGTTGTTCAGGGACAAATCGAACGATTCAATGCGCTGACTGGTCTCACCGAAGAAGGTGGCCGTGGTCATGTTGGTGTCATTGACTTCAAGTGCTGCAGCTTGGTTTGCAACCGTGAAATTACCAGACAGGGCAGTGCCATCAGGAGCGTTGTAGATCCCGATCATGTTGAAGCTGGCAACAGCAAACTGACCAGCGGTGAAGTTGAAGCTGACAGAACCGCGAGCACCAGTGATCTTGTGGCGGGTGCCGTCATAGAAGCAGTAGATGGTCGCAGAGTCAAAGCTGCTGCTCACACCTGCATAGGTGACGCTGGTGTCGGCCACAGTGGTCTCAGACAGGCCGCAGGACTTCAGCAGCGGACCAAAAGCAGGAGCAGTGCCAGCGGTGCCAGAGCCAGCCAGTTCAACATCAAAAGTGACGCTGACTCGCTTGTTGGCAACCAAGGTGGCACGAGTGCTGTTGCCAATGAATCCTTGATAAGCAGCAGCCTGAACGTTGTCAGACTCAATCGGAGTTACCTCAAGGTTGGTAACTTGGATTGCGTTAGAGCCGCCTACAGGAGTCG